GTCCTGTCAATGGCTTGAATCTCATTTTACCACTCCACCATTGCTTTACGAATATCACCTGTCCCTCTGTTGGATTGGATGGCAGATATACCGTTTCATCGTAGCGAGAATAACCGATAACCACACTATCACTTCCCGACAGGTAACTTGAATGTCCTTTCGTTCCGCTTTCTGTGATACACTTGCGCCCAAGTATAAGACCACCAGCATACAGATTGTAGAAGAATCCACCAAAGGCGGGTGCAGTCCCGCTGTTGTCCGCTCTACCATATACACCAGCAATGATTGTATCTACCATATTAACCGACCATGTTCTTTTAGCAACATTGGCGGACCCAAGACCAACAATTGCCCCACGGTGTGTATATCCAGAGCTTGAGGGCATACCATCCGTACCAGCCATATTTGAAAATATGCCTGTTGGAGAAAGGTAGGATGTGCCAGTTGAATAGCTTGGCGAGTTTTTAGCGTGAACTTCAACATTGCCTCTATTCAGACTAAGCCGAATGTTTGCACCAAACTGATTGCCATACTC